AGTAACTATGCAACATTAAGATTAACATATAAAACAACTCCAGATGTAACTTCATCTTACATTGGTTGGGTACTTGTATAATAATGGAAGTATCTAAAAATATAAATATAACAAAGAAATTTAGAGGAATATAAAAAATGGCAACTTTATCAAATTTACTTGGTGGCGGTTCTGCTGGTGCAATAGACCACAGAAAAGAAGGCTTGCCACTATTCGGTTTATTCGGAACTTCTGGAGACCAAAACGATCATATGACATACAGAATCTTTGATTCTGGTTTTAAATGCGTAGGATCACCTTGGGGTGCAGTATGTAACTCAACAACTAACTATCGTTTCGGTATATTAGGGGATGCTTCTTTTGCATACTCTAAAGACGATTTTGGTACTTCAATTGGACACGATAACTTTTCATCACAAACTTATGACGACTGGCAAAAATATTGGAAATCAATGAATCAATGTGACCAATATCCTCACGCTCAATATTACACATCATCTAAAGATGGTTTTATAACTTGGCAAAGTTTCCATAGTTATACTACACAATTTGAATGGGATAACGGTTGGACAAAAATCAATCACAATCTTCCTGAAGGTTGTAGACCTAGAAGAATGTTCTGTAATAGAAGAAACTCATTAAGAGAAATGAATGTTGGAAACAACTCTTGTGCTGCTTTTGACCATTACGATTATACTTCTCACAAATTAGACAATACAGATACTTACGCTTGTGGAACTGGTTATAACGAGAAAAACAAAATGCTTGTTATGGTTCACTCACAAAACGAAGGTTCTTCAACTGCTAAAACAATTCACATTTTTGAATCAAGTAAATGTTTAAACCACGTAACTAGAATTAAAGATTACTTTGATAACTTAACTTCAACAGAATACTTTACTGACACTTGGACAACTCAAAACAATAGAGATATGACTGTTTGTGTTGGTAATAACAAGTGGGTTGGTTTTGGACATAAAAACAGTAACTCAATGAGATACGCTGCTTTCAATTGTACTAACGGTACTTCTTTAGGAACAACTGGTGCTGCTAGAATATTTGATAGTTGGCAAGATTTTTCTGGATCAACAACTACATCTTACGGTGCAGATCAAGGACCAGGATATTACACAAAATACAATACAACTTGGGACGGAACTTGGGGAATGATTTATTCACCATATTACTACTACGGTTGTGGTATTAATGCTTTCTGTATGAGTATTGAAAATCCAAGAAAATTCATAAGTGTTAATCAAACTAAATCAGATAGATCAAACCCTTATGTGGCTTGGGGACGAACAGGTTTCCACGGTGGATGGTCAGACAATACTGACTCTGAACAATGGAGAACATATGCTTGGGCATTTGATCCAACAGATTCAGATCACACACAAAATACTGAAGTTTATTACGGTGGTACAGATAACAATGATGTTATTAGAGATGATAACACTTCTTATAGTGAATCGGTTACTAACAAAACTGGTAATCACGGTTTAAACCAGGCAAGAACAGGACTACACGGTGGTTCGCATACTACTTGTTATCCTGCAATTTGTCAAATTGACTGGTGGGGTAACTACGGTAATACGGATAGTATGTACGGTGGTAAAGGTCACTCTGGTACGGACGCATAATAACAATTAATTAGGAGAAAAAAAACAATGGCAACATATTATTTCAAAGTAGGAACAGGTGAACCATTTACTGACAAAACTAATACTGGCGATGACGCAGTAGCAAAAGGTGTTGCAGTAAAGGCTACGAATGCTCCTGATAATACAGAATCGTGGAGAATGAAATACAATTTTTCTACAAATTCTGTTGATGTTAAATTTGATGGCGATGATGAGGCAACTGCTCAGACTAAAAAATTAAAAGAAATTGACGATGCTGTTGCTGCTGAATTGGCTGCTGCTAAACAAGCACAGGTAGATTTAGACGCTGCTGACGCATAATAGTATAAGTTAATTAACTTTTACATTACTGGTTTATATTATGGCATATGACATTAAAGAGCTTACTAAAGAGATTCATAAAAACGCTGAACGACAAGAGTTTGTAAAAACTCTAATGAGTGGTACGATTCGTCCTGAATTGTACGCTATATACTTGTATAATCAATTACAATGCTATTCTGTACTAGAGAAGTATGGAATGCACAATGACTTGTTTAGACAAACACCTGGTTTACAACGAGCAGAAAACATCCATAAAGATTACGAAAAATTATGGCCTGATCTTTCAAGCCCACCTCAACTAACTGCTAGTACAAAAAAATACATAGAACATATAGAAACTATACAAGACGATCCAGAAAAATTATATGCTCATATCTATGTAAGACATATGGGTGATTTATCTGGTGGTCAAATGATTTCTAAAAAAGTACCTGTAAAGCGTTATTATGATTTTTTAGGTAAAGGACAAGAGTATAAAAGAATAATTAAAGAAATCATAAACGATTATTTAAACACTTATCAAATAAATGTTTTAGCTGAAGCAACTTTTTGTTTTGAATCTGCTACAAATCTATTCAAAGAAATGAACGAAATCGGTAAACCTTTAGTATTAACAGATGAAGTATTTGATGGAAATAATAGAGATACAGAAAATGATCCTTTCAAAGGAACAAGTATTGAAGGCAAAGATTAATGATTTGGGAAAGATTAATCAAATTAGAAAAAGAAATTATAGAAATTTTTGATAAACATTTAACTGAATATAATGAACCAGGTATGGATAGATTTAATCAACCTGGTTGGATAAACCGTACTTGGTCTAATATGAGTATTAGACGAGCACACATAGATGTTGTTGACGCCAGAGAAACTAAAAATCTTTGGATGGCACATATCTGTTTGTTTCCAATGTTAGAAAACGGTGGACCTATTTACGGTTTTGATATTATTGCAGGTAAGAAAAAAATTACAGGAGCATTCCACGACTTTTCACCACTACTAAAGAAAGAACACCCATTAACAAGATGGTTTATAGAAGAAAATAAATGGTATAAACCGTCAAAGGTAAGGGAGTTACCTGATTGGGCAAAAGCAATCTTTAGTGAAGGTATGATTGCCGCTGGGAATGTACAGGAAGAGAGAGAGTTAAATCAAATATGTACAATGGCAGTATCAAATTTAAACGCATATATTGATAAAATAGGTCATTATAATAGTGATTCTAGTAGAGAAGATGTTATAAGATCACAAAATTTCTATTGCGAAAATCAACAAAAAAATCCACATACGCCAAAAACAATGCAATCACTAGGATTGCCTGAAGAAGATATAAAGTTGTTTTGTGCTGATAATCTCTTTCCTACCATTAAATAATTCTTATAAATAGTAGTAACTAAAGAGGATTTTTATGGCAGTACCAGCTACACGAGAAACATTAAAGCAATATTCATTAAGAGCATTGGGTAAACCAGTGATTGAAATAAATGTTGATGATGACCAATTAGAAGATAGAATAGACGAAGCAGTACAATACTTTCAGCAATTTCATTCTGACGGTATTAGAAGAACATATCTAAAATACAAATTAACTACTGCTGACAAAACTCGTTTGTCAGGTTTAAATCAGCAAAGTGAAACAAAAACAGATTTAGAAGATTCAAGTGTTTCAACAACTTGGTACGAAGATAAGAATTATCTAGTAGTTCCCGAAACCGTTTTATCTGTAATTAATATATTTCCATTCTCAAATAAAGGTACTATGAATCTATTTGATGTTAGGTATCAAATGAGATTAAACGATCTATATGATTTTTCTTCAACTTCAATGGTTAACTATGATGTTGTATTAAGACATTTAGATTTTTTAGATCATATACTTGTTGGTGAAAAACCTATAAGATTTAATCAACACGACAATAGACTTTATGTTGATATGGATTGGAAAAATGATTTAGAAGAAGATGAATGGTTAGTAATAGAATGTTATAGAAGATTAGACCCTAACACTTATACAGATGTTTTTAATGACATATACTTAAAAAGATATGTAACTGCTTTATTTAAAAAACAATGGGGTGCTAACTTATCTAAATTTAATGGAGTAGCAATGGTTGGTGGAGTTACTTTAAATGGTCAACAAATATATACTGAAGCACTTGCTGATATAGAAAAATTAGAAACAGAAATAAGAACTACATACGAATTAAACCCAGCCTTTATGATAGGATAATACTATGCCAGTTAATCATTACTTTCAAGGTGGAAACGGCATTGGTAATCAAAACGAGAAAAGACTTTACGAAGACTTAATCGTAGAGGGGCTAAAGATTTACGGCCACGATGTTTATTACCTGCCAAGAACACTAGTCAATAGAGATTTAATTCTAGGAGAAGATACAACTTCTCGTTTTGATGACTCTTGGATGGTAGAGATGTATGTAGAATCAACTGAAGGTTTTGCAGGTCAACAAGAAATAGTTTCAAAATTTGGTTTAGAGATTAGAGAAGACACAACATTTATGGTGTCTAAAAGAGCTTGGGACTATCACGTGGGATTAAAAGATAGTTTAATTGCTACAGGTAGACCAAACGAAGGTGATATAATTTACTATCCTTTGATGAACTCATTTTTTGAGATTCAATTTGTTGAAGATCAGGAACCTTTCTTTGCGTTAGGTCAATTACCAGTTTACAAATTAAGAGTGACTCGTTGGGAATATTCTAGTGAGAAACTTGATACAGGTTTAGAAGTTATAGATGGTGCTGAAGACAAGTACACACTGGATCAATTAAATTATAAGTTTACTTTAGAAAGTGGTCAAGTTGCTTTAGATGGTGAAGGTTCAATTAGAATGGAACAAGATTTATCAACAGGTGAACCACAATTTTTAATGAACGAAGACTTTACAGAATCATCTATACAACAACAATCATCTTATGCTGCTAATACAGATTTAGATACTGAAGCAGGATTTGATACATCATCAGCATTGGATGATATACTAGACTTTACAGAAAGAAATCCTTTTGGAGATGAGGACTCAGCATAATGTTAGGTAATAGATTTTATAATCAAAGTTTAAGAAAACTTATTGTTGCATTTGGACAAGTATTTAATAATGTAGTTATACAAAGAACTAATAGTACAGGTGGTGTAACTGCTAGAATAAAAGTACCTCTTGCATATGCACCTAAAGAAAAATTTATGGTCAGATTAGACCAACAAGCAAATTTGAATAGTAGAGAATTTGCAACATCTTTACCTCGTATGGGTTTTGAAATTACTGGATTAAGTTATGACGCAAGTAGAAAATTAACTCGTGTTCAAAAATATTCACAAGTTAAATCAGGTGAAGATGGAAAGAAAACTAATTTTAATTATACACCAGTACCTTATAATATTGATTTACAACTATATCTTTTTACAGCAACTGCTGAAGATGGACTACAAATAGTTGAACAAATTTTACCTTACTTTCAACCTGATTACACGGTAACGGTTAATATGGTTCCTAATTTAGATATTAAAAGA